AATAATCTTGACCTCTACCTTTTGCTACATCAACCGTCATCACATAATCATGTTTTTCCTGTGGAGTTTCGTATATCCAAATATTCTCTTTATATTCTATAGGGTCTAGTGATTTCTGTGCCAGTAGATGATTTGCATCTATAAGGGTATTACCCCGTCCATGGAAAGTATTACCAAATTCTTGCTCGAATTGTAATTCAGATGTATTGGATATGGTTTCTTTTTTCCAAGCTTCATCACGCCCTGGTACGTCCCACCAATCTACTCGAAACGGCTTATATTCATTTGTACTCTGCGAAGCACCTTCCCATATTTTATGATATACATTACCAATACCATTTGCTGTAGAGGTAATAATAACCTTTGTATCTTTACCAGAAGATACCACAGGATAAGTTGATGTATAGAATTGTGCATCATTCTCTACAAACGCAAACTCGTCTAGGAATAGTAAGTTAATAGAAAGACCACGAATGGATGAACCCGATGTGGCAGCTGCCATAATCTTTGAATTATTTGAAAACTCGATCGAGCCTTTATTTAATGCCTTACATCCAGGTTGCAAAAAGAAGGGTAAATTCTCTAATGCCAGAGTCACCCTCGCTAACATTTCTCTTGCAGTTGCACCTTTGTTTGCAAGTATTGCAATGGTCTTTTCGGGATGAAAACACGCATACCATAAAAGATATACGACCGAAGATATGGATTTACCTGACTGTCTACACGCTAAAACTATGCTAAATCTGTTATCATTGAAGTGATGAAACATCTTTTCCTGATAAGGATATAAATCAAAAGGTACTAATCCTCTATCCAAAGATATAACTTTAATATATGTACGCGCAAAATATGCAGGATCCTTCATGCACTTGGCATATTCTAATACTTCTTCTTTAGTGAATTGTGTTTCTACGCCATCTCTTTTTACAGAAGGATTACCTAGATACCCAAATTCGCTATTCTTTATCCTCTGCATGTTCTATAATCTTCTCATTATTTTGTGCTAGTAACCTTTGTAAGTCTGTGGTAGAACCAACAAAGACATTATTATTTGTTACTTGTCTTTGTTCTTCTTCCTTTTCTTCTTTGTTTAACTCTTTCTTGCTCTTTTGTAGAGACATAAGTTTTTCGGTAGTATCTCCTAAATTTTTAATAGTAGTGGATAATACCTCGAAGGCTCTAGGGTGTTCTGATTCTCTTGCCAATTCAGATAGGACATCAAGAGAACGGACTCCAGTATTAATTAAGTCTCTATAGGTTTCTCGCGAGAATTCATAATCATCTTTTATATCCTTATCTATTTTCAAGGGTCTATCCTTTTTAATAGTAGGCAAATTCTTTTCCAAAGAGGCTTTTAGTTTATCTTTCTTTTCCATAATTATACCCATTCAGTTAACTAATTGTAGTAGTTACTGTGTAATTATCATCCTCATCTGCACTAGCTGGAGTAATAGTAAAGTCCATATTTTCTAATATCTCAGCACCACCTGCATCGTTATTAAAGTCTATATTAACTTCTCTAATAACTCCCTGATTACCGGTAGGGCCAAAGAATTTCATTTTCATTGTGAAATCAAGTTGATATATAAGAGCTCTTCTCGTTAAGAAATCTCCCTCATAATCATCACTAATAGTAACTGCAGTTAATATAATAGGCACATCTTGTTTATATGCAAACCCAGTTACTGGCGTAATAGTGACTGTATATTCTGGTTGAAAGTATGGTAAAATTTGTTCAACTACTTGTAAACCATCATCTTGATTCTTTGCCATAACATATAAAGACATATTAATATTATATGCTACTTGATGTTTAATTGTCTTTTTCTTCGTTACATCTGATGCATGACTTTCTACTATTACGTTTCTTTTTGTAAGTTTCTGTGTAGAGTCAAGTTCCAATGAGGTAATTTCAAATGCCATTCTAGGTAATTTAATTGCCATAGAAGCATCTGCGCCTGAACTCTGATCAAGTCTGGCTAAAAATTTCTGTTTAGGACCATATGCAAGTGGTACTTTTATTTGGTTTACAACCGAACCATCAGATTTAGCTCTAATTACATTAATGTTATTAAATATAGTACCGAAGACTGCCACGGCCTTTCTCATTGTTGAATGATAAAAATGTGATCCAAACATTAGTAAGTCTCCGATGGGTCACCAAATGGATTGGTTTCTGTAAAGTCCAAGAACCCATCTGCTTCTATTTCAAATGAATAATTTTGTGCATTTCCATCTAAAGCAAATGAACCACTTTCTTCTATTCCGTGAACATTAGTAATGAAACACACATTATTACTTTCACTACCTACAAGCCCTATACTATCTGAAACTAAGAATTCTCTCATTTCGCCACTTGAGCCAGTAACACCTACATTAATAACAGTAATAGTAGCTGATATGGTGGATAATTTATCGACAGAAGATACTTCTCCACTTACTACAATCGGAGGTATTCCAACTACAGGCGGCCCTACTGAATAATCAGAAGATGCTGCAACCAATGTTTGTGATACAGTTTCTCCCTTGGTAAAGTGGTTATTATTGGTAACCGAAACAGTAAGTTTGGTTTGATATGCCTCTAGTGCTGCCAGATTATCTATTGAAGTAACACCTGTATCAATCTGCTCATCACTATATTCAAAGAGAGAACAAGTTAATTTATAAACAGGTAAATTAGATAACTGATAGAAAGGTTGTTCATGTTCTACAAAAGTAATTTCAAAGAATGAATTAGATAAAGGTAGAAATATTAAATCGCCTTCCTGTGGTCTTACTGTAGAGAGTGAATTATTATATAACCCTATTAATCTTTCCCACTGACGTTTAGAAATAATAAAGTTAGCCTCATCTCTAATTTCTAAACCAAATTTTTGGTATAGGTCTCCAGCACCTTCAAAGCCATCTTGATTTTCAATATATGCTTCAATCAGATATGCATCATCAAATTTTGAGGCAGGATCCTCTCCTAAAATATTATCTCTATCAACTAGAGTTCTAGGGATATAATAGACATCTTGCCCAAAAATTTTGAGTGATTCAATAACCAGGTCTTCATACAGATTTTGTTCCGATCTGACTGCCTGACTGAAATATACATTTCTAGGCATCTGTTACCCCGTATAGAAATCGACTGGTTGTTCCCAATTCAATCTGACTTCTTCAGTTAATTTTTCTATGTCTTGTTGTGCATCTTCATAGATTTGTCGACCATTAAACTGAACTCCACCTGGCATAGTCATACCTTCAAATTTTAATAAGTTTTGACCCCATTGTTGTTTGATAAGTGCAGTCGCATACTTCTTTAAATAATAATCATTATATACATCTGTATAAGTATCAGGATCAATAATTCTATAACATTCAATTACCAGATATTGACCAACTGCAACTTCGTGGGCCCAATCCATATCTATTCGTAATTGATTTTTATGTCTTTCAAATGAAATGTGTTTATCATCTGAATCCATTATTCTATCCAGTAAAGATAACCACTGTTGTGTCATTTCGTAATCGACCAAAGAACCTAAGAAGCCAAGATTATATACATCATTTAAGTGTATTTGATACTTGACGTCAAATAGATTATTAGTAGACATAGTATCTCTAATTGGCATGACTCTTACTACGTCTGTAACTAAATCGTTAATGGCAATATAACCATTGTCCATATCATCTTGGGTTATTAAGTGTTTAAGATATACCTTCTCTATAGAATCCCTGTGATATGTCTGATAGAATTGTAGAGCTTCATCAACTCTATCCTCTACTTGATCATCATCAACATTAATTTCCACAACAGGAGCACCTAAGCTTCTGAGGCAATAATCTATAAATGTTTGTCTTGAATTTGGCTTTGCCATATTTAAATCCTAATTATATAGTCTATTTATAACCATAAATCCCCTACTTAAGCAGGTTCGTCGGGCCAGACTACATCATCTGGATCCGAAACAGATGATGTAATATCTCTTAATGCTTGTCTGTAATCTATCCAGTCTTGAGACAATTCAGATGTATCTTGTAATGCTAAATAATCCGATTGAGCAATTAGTCTATTTCTTTCTAATCTAATATCAGCCCATCGGTCTCTGTTGTATGCTGCTGTGATTTGAGCATCTGTTGCTTCAAAAATTTCATCAAGCTCGCGAACTCTTACATTTATAATGACACCATTATTATCGGTGTCACACCCGTTCTCTCTAATTACATATTCTTTATTATCTTGCCACGCCATAATTTATCCCATATTTGTTATAGTACTTGCAAAAGCTGAATCTGCTGTAGTTGTAGACACCGGCCATCTTTGATATGCATTGTTGCCGCCATGACTAAACACTGCACCACCCGCAGTTACTTGAGTAGGCATAGCAGCATAACTTGCTGCAACCGTGTATTGAAAACCTCCTCGCAACATCATATAAAACGCGCCGGTACCTCTATCACTAGAATAAGCCAACATCATTCCACTACCGCCTAGTACTTGATGATATGTGGTACGTAGTCTTGTGCATTGAGATTCGTACATATCTGACCAGGCAGAGTCTCCTACATGAAAACTAGCATAAAGTCCTCCCTGGTGACTACCACTTCCTGTCCATCCAATATCTACACTATTTGCAGTCTCAAACTGGTGTGCACCTGAGTCTCCATAACTTCTATAAATGACTAAGTTCGGCATTGCACTAGACCTTCGAACACCTCCCGTTCTAAAACTTACCGGGTAGTATCTGTTTCCACCATCTGAGTCATAAGAACCAGTTCCTGGGTCTGTTCGTGGAAGAACTGTAATATAATATAAAAATGGCATGTGAATAGTTGCTTGATTATGATGTGAACCTGGCTCATGATAGAGTTGGCCGGTAGTATGGCTATGTCTATAATCTGTAAAAGTTTTTGACCAATTTGT